CGCATCCCGACACCCGGACTGCAGTACTATCCGATACCATACTATGCCAGCATCTTCGACGATGCCTGGTACGACATCTACCGTCTCATCGGTATCGGCAAGCGCTACATGATCAAGAACACCTCCGCTCCTCGCATCCAGATAGAGGTGCACCGCGACTACTGGGAGGAACTCTGCAACAACGAGGACATCATCGACCCGGATAAGCGAAAGGAGCGCATCCTGCAGGAGAAGGACAACATCATCAACTTCGTGTGCGGACCGGAAAATGCCGGCAAGGCGCTCATCACGGGCTACTACTTCGACCCAAACGGCAAGGAGCAGCGCATGGTGCGCATCATCAACCTCTCCGAGGGCAGCAAGAAGGAGGGTGGCGACTGGGCAGACGACATGAGCGAGGCATCCAACGCTCTCTGCTTCTCGCTGGGCGTGCATCCAAACCTCATCGGAGCCACACCAGGCAAGAGCCAGATGAACAATTCCGGCTCAGACAAGCGAGAGCTCTTCATCCTCAAGCAGTCGCTCGAGAAGGCTTGCCACGACATTATGTGCAAGCCTTACCACGTCATCTCCCACTACAATGGCTACTCCGACCGTGGAGTAACCGTAGATGTGCCGATGATAGAACTCACGACACTAGACAAAAATAAGGACCAACAGACATCAATAGTTTCAAACAATAATGGCAAAAATGAAGATTCAAATCAGCAAGGATGACTTCGAGCAGAGCATCCTTGCAGCCACCAGCTCGCACTCTGAGGTGTTCGAGTCGGTGGAACCGCATTTCAAGGAGTCCTATCAGCGGATCAGTAAGCAGATTCTGGGCGAGGTAGGCGAGAAGGCACTGGAGACCAGCGAGGAGGCACTGGAGACCAGCTCGCACCCATGGTACAACAACAGCGAGGAGCTGCGTGAAGCAGTCATCAAGACTGTATGCCTCGATGCCTTCCTCAGCGTAGTAAGACACCTCGACCTCGTGCTCACTCCTACAGGCTTTGGCGTTGTGGCCAACAACGAAGTCTCTCCGGCAAGTTCCTCCAGAGTCGAGGCGCTCATCGAGCAATGCCGTGTAGCCTTCATCTCATCACAGCAGACAGTCCTGGCACTTCTCTGCAACGTACCGGGTTGGGGGAAAACCCTACAGGCAAAGCAGGGCATACAGACGATAGTTTGGAGCTTTGACGCTTACCGTTTTCTCACTGGAGAGACCAGCATGACATCCAAGGAGTGGGCATCTAAGTTGGCAGCCATGCAAGAGGCAGATGCCACCATACGCAAGCTTATATCTGATGAGCAGATGGATGACATCATGTCACAGGTTAGATGCGAGCGTAAAAGTAATTGGGAAGAGAACGAGGTGCGCGTGATGCTGATGCGCTGCATGATAATGCTTGCCAACGGCATGCTGTCTGCATACTCCAACGAGCGTGCAAGCCTGCTATCGTATCTAGACAGAAACCTCGATAAATTCCCATTATATGCGAATTCATCGGCATATAAGGCTAACCATTTCAAAGAGTTCAACAATGAAAAATCAAAACCTGCCTTCGTTTTCAACGCATAAAGATGGTACACAAGAGTTCAATTTCAAGGCGCCGTCATCGTGGGCGGAACTTTCAGAGGATCAGTTGCGCTATGTCCTTAGCATCATGTCGACGTTCCAGGATCATACCGTTATCAAATGCTACCTTCTCGCAAGGTTCTGCGGACTTACCGTACATAAGTACACCAGAACCGGGTGGAAATGCAGCGTTAAATGCGATGAAAGCGGTGAAAATGGCGATGCTAAGACTGGGAAAGTGCGCAAGAGAGTCCTATACATCAGCGCTGCTGAAATCCTCTCTCTGCTCAAAAACTTCGATTTCATCGACTCCTTTACGGACTTTCGGCCTCTACAGGTCGCAAGTGACGTTCAGCTGAAGGCAGTAAACAGCCTGCTTCACGAAATCAGCTTCTACGATTACCTCAATATCGAGAAGAACTACCAGCTTTTCATGCTCAAGCAGGAGGACAGATTCCTGCTGAAGATGGCGCAACTCATGTACAGAACAGCAGGCGGTTCTGCCAGTGAAACCGCTAAATTTGAACCTTACGAACTCCTCGGAGTCTTCATGTGGTTCTCGAGTGTCAAGGAGTATTTTGCCGCCAACTTCCCTCACTTCTTCAGACCAGCCAGAGAGGGCGGCGAGCTGCGGCGTGAGGACATCCTGCCAGCAATGCAGGCGCAGATCAGGGCACTTACCGATGGTGACGTGACCAAACTGCAGGCAGTCTACAATACAGACTGCTGGGCTGCCCTCACAGAGCTGGACAACAAGGCTCGGGAGGCAGAGGAGTTCAAGAAACGCAACAGGCAAAATAGTTAAATTTACAGCACATGACAGAGAAAATCTTCGATTCCATCGCCTATTTCAAGCAGCTGGCTGCCGAGTGCAGAACCTGCAGGGATTATAATTTCGTCGCAACAGAGTGCTCGGGACCTGATTCCATCCAGGGAGTCATGCAGCAGTTCCGCAAGGCATCCAACTTCATTATGGTTTCAGACACCGTTGACAGCAACACCCATTCCATCGGAGAGGGCTTCTTCGACCGCAACGTCTATACCGTCTGGATCCTGGCAGGGTACCGGCGCGATGACATGGCAGACCGAGAGGCGAAAATGAATATCTGCAGATATATCTTCCGCCAGTTCCTCAGCCGCATGCTATACGACAAGAGCCGTGAGGCATACGACGGTCAGATGGAGTTTCTGGACCTCACGCAGGTCTATTCGAGCGAGCTGGGCAGATGGTCCATGAATGGCGTCACAGGACTCTACTTCATGGTCACATCAGACGAACCTATCGACATACAGTATGACGAGAGCCTATGGCAGACGCAGAAATAGACGACCTCCTCAGATATGAGCGAGGATGGGCTAATGCCATGGGCGACTTTTGGCGAGAGCGCATGGAGCGGCTTCGTACCATCGATACCGGACGCCTCTACGCTTCCATCAAGGCGCACCTGGAGCAAGGCTCTGTCACGACCATTGAGCACAACTTCCTGCAGTACGGTATCTATGTAGCTGCAGGAGTAGGCCCGGCACATGAGTGGTACAAGTGGACCGAGGCACAGGGAGGCGAGAAAGTCCACCGCATCAACAACGGCGACCTCAACTTCCTGGGCGATGAATACCGCCGAGACAACAATCTCGATAAACCGAAGAAGGTGGGTCCAGCCTGGGGCGGTCGTGTCGCCGGTGGCGAACCAAAAGGCAGGCGTGACTGGTTCTCTCAGAAGTACTACTCATCTGTCATGAAGCTCAACGAGCATGAGGCAACCTTCTACGGCGACCGGTACAATGGTCTGATGGCATCAGCCCTCACCGAGATATTCAGGGGCATAGGAGCAGCACGCAACCTCTAGGGAGCGTATTTTTACCGATTCCATCGGCATATTATCTTTGCAAACAAAAAAAATAAAATGGCAGATAAACTAGACAAGAGTGCACTTCAGACCCTTTTCGAGGGCATCAGAGACGAGCGTCGCCTGCAGGCCAACACGGCAAACCGCATCGGCAACGCTTTCCTCTCTCTGCTGCACTTCTGTGCGGACGAGACCTCCGAAGCCTATCTCAGCCGCAAGCATGACGATGCAGCCGAGGGCGTGATTACCTTTCTGCGTGGACTCATCTCCGAGCAGATGGCGCAGCTCAAGGCGGGTGCACAGTTCGGTGACTTCGTCTCCGGGCTGTACAACGGCAAGGGCGCGCAGGTCGATGCCAATGGCAATGCAGAGGTTGAGAGCATCACCGTCCGCACATACATGAGGGTCATGGAACTGATTGTCAACCGCCTGTCAGCGCAGGAGGGTGACACTTTCTTCACCGAGAGCGACACCATCGAGAGCGTTGACAGTCTGGGCGATGATTGCTATGGCTTACACCTCCGCTCCAAGTATAGTGGATACTTCACGGCTCAGCATGTGGGCAACGTCATCAAGGGAGTGGTCAACAACATCGCCTCGGCAGCCAATTCTGGCACCTCGGCTGATTACTACACCTCATGGATGAGAGTCAACAGCGTCAACGCGGTCAAAAATTACATCGAAGTCACCCTGTATCCTGATGCCGATGTTCCGGCAGGCAAGAACTTCCCGCCGTGCGAGCTCATGAATATCGCCCGATATGGCAACCAGACCGATGAAAAGCTGCAGAGCTGCTTCTACATCTCCAGTTCCGAGGGGCGCATCGTCAAGCTGACGGGCGTCACAAAGCCGATACTTGAAAATTACAACTACGGCATGGCCTTCGGCGACATTCCTGAATTCGTTAAGTCGCTCAACCTTCCTATCGTCAAGGGCAGGGATTATCTCTATGCAGCCGGCATCATCACCCAGGATATCATACAGATTGACTATCATGGCAAGCCGGTTGTCGATTATGTAGACCGGGGACCATGGTCAGAGGCGGCAGAATATTTCAGCTCAGCTCTCAATCCGGAAACTGGCAAATACGAGACTTCCGATGTCTGGTATACCGGATGCAAGTGGCGATGCCTGAAGACTGGTACCCATACCGCACCAAGGTGGAACAATACCGACTGGGCGATGATAGAGGGCAATCCTGCCTTCACCATTGACTTTCTGGAAGACGAGACTATCTACGATTTTGACAACTTCCGGGCTCCGCTGACTATCGTTGCTACGCTCTACGGTCAGGATATCACCTCAGATATCCTCGACAGCGACGTAGCCTGGACCAGATACACCGAGAACAAGGCCGGTGAACAGAGAGTCACAAGTGACAACATCTGGTCACTCGAAGTCGGTTCCAAGGCAGGCAAGGCTATCGTACTGACCCAGTCTGACCTCTCCATCGACAGCGAGGGGGTTCCGGCCAAAATCAGGTTCACGGCAACAGTTACACTTCGTGATGGTCTGGGCGATGAGGTCGCCCATGATTCCATCACACTGGAATGTGTTTAATAACATATAAGATGAAATACAAAAGATTAGACTTCAAATACACGCCTCTGCAGCTGAACACATCGAAGACAATATCAGGCAGCGTTCCGCTCGAACAGACTTATGACGCCAACCAGAATGAGTATGCTCCTAATTACGAGTTGACACCATGCGCCTTGCAACCGGTCGTTGGTATCATCGATAGAGATAACATACTCGAGAGTGGTCGTGTCAATAGTGAACTGACAGATATCGCCTGGTACAGAGTTGAGAATGGTGTGGAGGGTAATGCGCTGGTTTCGACACCCAGGAAGCATATCATCACCTCGTCCGGCAATGATGCCGGCAAACTGCTCTGGTATGTCAACGCAGCGCCGCAGAAACCGATTCTGCTCAGATTCAAGGCGAAGTACCTGGACAGCCGAACAAATAAGGTTCACAGAATTATGATGGACTATTCCATCAACTGCAAGAATGCGACCCTCTTCAAGCCGACGCTGCTGCTTTCGAGTGGTGACCGATACTATAATCCGCTTCGTGATACAGACAAGCAGGTCATCAATGCATCTCTGCGCCTCGGCTCAGAGGAGTGCGCTAAGGAGAAGAGGCTGTTCATCTGGGAGATTCTCCGTGATAGAGGTCAGTTCTCTGCCATTACAGCAGATGACCTCGAAATCAAAGTTTCTTCAGATGGTGCATCGGTTACTCTAGACCGCTCGCTCATGGGCAAGCGCATCTGCATCAGATGCAGGGCTAAATTCTCGGCAGATGGCAATCCGGCAAGCGTAGATCTGAGTGATGCTACACCGAACAGAATTGTCAATATCGTCCGCAGGATACCATTCTACGATTACGATATCCTCGACACGGTCGACGAGGTTCTACCCGACACGAAGGTAGTAAACCCAGCGGCAACCATCTCTGACAATGTCGGAGAAATTGCGAACCCGACAAGAGAACTGCAGGTCCTCTGGTGGATGGCACCGAATAACTCGATACACTTTGAGAACGCTGTCCTTGTCGGACATGGCATGTCTCCGAGAGTACCTACAGATCTGCTGGATCCGAACAGGGGAGCTATCCTTGCTTTGGAAGTTAAAGACCTCGATCCTTTAGCTCTGGCTATGGATGCCGACGGCAAGGTCTTCGTGGACGCAGATGGCAATCCGTTCATTTTTCACTAATCATCATTTATAATATAATATATGGAAAGATACATCAAGGCAAATCGCAAGGTCGTGGAGTTGCTTCAGCTGACCGAGGACAGAACTGAGCTGCAGGATGGCAATTTCATTCTCTGGTGTCAGGATATCCTACAGCTTGGGGAACCTATCGAGTTCGAGGAGACGCTGTCCAGAATAGGCGCTATCGCTATGGATGGCAAGACCGCCTGCATGGAGCAGGAAGGCAAAGTGTGCAACAAGCTGCCTGTAGCTACAGACAGCAGATTCATCATGACAGAGCAGAGAGAGGAGGCAGAAAATGAGTAGCGCAAGTAAGTCGACAACCATCAACTTCATACCAAAGATGGGTACATTTACTCCGTCAATCCAGTCGCCTGACGGAGATATCTACCAGGAGTACCAGAGAAATGGGGATGTCGTGACTGTCTATCCGGATTTCTCGCAGACGCAGCCGAAGCTGTACTTCGTTGTCATCTCATCGAGAACAGCAGAAGGCATCAGTACACCAACCTCCATGAAGTACTTCTTCAATGATACGGAGATTCCTTTCAATTCTGCAGGCAAGTCTACAGGACTGTTTGACGGTCTCTTTGAGATTATCAGACCAAGTACTTCGCAATTATATTGGGGACTGAAAATCTGCAACAACCTGGTTAAGGTATCCAATTATAGCGGCATTACAATCAGAATGGTCGGTACCATCACAGAGCGTTCTGGGCAGCAGGAGGCTACAGATGAAATTCAGGCTAGCTACGATATCTCCGTTGGCCCTTACACAGGAGTCACCTATCGTGTGACAATAAAGGCTCCGGCTAATGATACGCACAACTTCGTTCTGGGTAGCAAGGATGACAGCTGCCAGCTCGAAGCCAAAGTCACGCAAGGCAACGAAACTCTGACAGCAGGACTATACTACAAGTGGTATAAAGCAGTCAATAGCATCACAGGTTGGGAGCAGATTGCAGGAGCAAGTGCCAAGATCCTCACCGTCAAGGCATCAGATGTTGATTGCACGAGGGAGTTCATGGTGGAAGTGTACAACGACAAGGCCATGGGCAAGGATAATATGCTGGGTTTCGACTTCCAGACTGTCATCGATGCGTCAGATCCATACGATATTGAGCCCAACCCGACACCGGCTGATGAGTCTATCAGCGAGGACGAGTCAGGCAATGGTACTGTGACCTATACTCCGAGACTGATTGTCAGGGGAAAGTCTGAGGCTATCGGTAGTAAGTTCTATTTCACGCTGAAGTCAGGTTCTGGTGTTGTCCTCAATACTGAGGCAGCACGCAAGCCTACTGTCCAGCTGAGTTCATTTGCTGTGACCAGGGCAGACTGCGAGCATGCCGGTTACAGCAGCGTGGCATTAACGATTCAATCAGTCAAGTAGTCTATGACAGTAATAACAAGAACTATTAATTTTATCCGGAAGGCTGTCAAGGGTGAGAAGGGCAGCGTCCTTCGAGGTCCGCAGCTGTGGAATACCTGCAGCAATGGATACAGATTCGAAGCGGGTGGAGAAGGTGAAGAGTGGAAGGATGTTGTCTTATATAATGGCAATAGCTATTCCTGCATCAAGACGCACGTCAAGACAGCAGACAATTATCCGGGTTCTGCAGCTGATCTGAACAACCATTATTGGCGACTGGGTCAGTCTATCGAGCTCATCATAGCCCACATCATCCTCGCCCAGTACCAGATGGTAGAGAACCTGGGTGTCCGAACAATCGAGATGAAGGATAAGAACGGCAATGTTGTCTTCAGAGCTAAGGACGGTAATCTTTATTGCAAGGGTGGCTATTTTGAGAACATTACGGCAACAGGAAATTTCAAATCTAGAAATGAGAAGACCTGGAATGAAATCGAAATGAATGCTGATAAGGGTTACCTTGTTATGCGAGGACCAACTTCAGTTAATGTTGATGACTGGGATTTGCCAAGCTCAATTGCAGAGATGACAGACCTTTTCAAGGTTAAATTTGAGACAGATTCTGATTCGCTGAGTCGAATTGCGACAATGGATTTATTTGGATTTGGTGGAAGGAAACGGGTGAATATAGATCCTGAATTTGGTTTAAGAATATACTCTGATGAGGGGACAGATGAAGAAAGTCATCTGTTTTTGGGCAAGGATAGTATTGATTATAGTGACGGATTAGGGCACGTGTATCATAGTGATTGGAATAGTTTGCTAAAAAAAATATTATAAATAATTATGGAAGGTAAAAAATTCAATTCCGTGACGAAAGTCACAACCGTCAACAGCAACCAGAGCCTGCTGCTGACAGACCAGAATGGCAATGTCACTAGCATCGGAATGGATGCGCTCAAGGCTGACCTTGCTGTAGGTCAGCATGCCTGGTGCGGAAGAGTGTGGGACACTGCCAACGCAACGCCTAAGGCTGCATCATACATTGGCTCTCTTGAATTGCTGAAGGAGTTGCCATACATCCTCGGGCTTGGCGCATACCTGGTCAAGAATGACCACAGCCGTAGGAAGCTCGACAGCAAGGATCACTACAAGTATGCTACTGGTGAACCAGCAAAGCTGGATGGTACCGAAGGTCACTATCAGTGGGGATGGGGACGTAAATTCTACGTTGTCATCAAGGATATTGGCGGATTGCACTATGAGCAGATTGGCATCAAGCCAATTCCTGGTGAGTTTAATTACGAGATTCCTATCGGCAGTCTCTCTGCTGCAGGATTCGCCACTATAGAGCGAAGCACAGGCAGACTTGTGAGCTATATCAATAATGGAACTGACTATCGTGGTGGAGACAACGATTCGTCTTATGATGGCAAGAATAGGACGCTTCTGGGTAGACCAGCAACTAATATGACTACTGAACAGTTCAGAGCTGCAGCACGCAAGAATGGCAAGGGCTGGCTCTGCACAGCCATGCGACATACATCCATTGTAGCAATTCTTTTCGGCGTCATCTTCGGTACACATTACGATCAGGATGCCGTCAATGCCAACAAGGATGCCAATGGTCTCTACCAGGGAGGTCTAGGTGCAGGCTTGACGCAGATGCCAGACTGGAATGGCTACAACGGCTGGAGACCTGTCGCACCTATGAATGCAGGCATTGAACTTGGTGATTCATGTGGAGAAGCGACCTATGCTGTTAAGAATGATGCAGGGACAACGGTCTATAATGCCAAGATTCCATGTTTCTTCGGCTTAAAGAACGGCTTCGGCAATCTCTGGCGAATGATGGATGATGAGTTCTGTCAGGTCAACAGTGACAAGACTATGACACACCTCGTCGCTCCGTCTATTTACGGCTCATGGACTATCGGTAATGCTACAGGCATGAAGGCGTTGAGCAAGTCACCAGGTGGTGGTGAAGGATTTATCAAGACCTGGTCGATGGAACATCTGGAGAACTTCTGTACGCAGATTGGTGCAACAGAGTCAACCTATTCGACTAGTTATTTCTGGAATACGTCAAAAGCAACTTCCGGTTTTCGCCTGTGTCTTCGCGGTGGCAGCGCTGGCGCTGGTGGTCAATGCGGTCTTTCGGCGCTCCGCGTGAGCAATGCTGTCTCGGATTCCGGTGTGAGCTACGGTGCGGCCCTCTGCGAAGCAGCATCCGAGTGGTCATTGGAACCAGTGTATTACGAGGCGGCCTAAAGTGTTCCGAGGTGTGCTGACGTGAGCAGGAGTGAGCAGGGTTGACCAAGGTTCCCAAGAGGAGCCAAGGGCAATCCTGAGCACCCTGCGAGCGTAGCGAGCAAACCCTACCGCCCTTGGGCGGTCGATTTTTTTGAAAATTCGCTCTTTGACATTCTTTCATTCCGATTTTTTTCAGTACCTTTGCAGGCGGTTTTCAAACCAGGCTGTGATTCCTGCGCCGGTTTTCGCCTGTGTCTTCGCGGTGGCAACGCTAACAATGGTGGTCAATGCGGTCTTTCGACGCTCAACGTGAACAATGCTGTCTCGGATTCCAATGTGAACTACGGTGCGGCCCTCAACTTAACAAGATACTGCAGGTTAGTTTGCTTAGCTGCAGTGATTTCGGGAGTCAGGCCTTGCCTCATGGCAAAACATACACTTTAGCAGAATAGCTAGTAGATGATGACAATGGGTCATCCGGTCGAAAGTTAGGACATCATAAAAGCAGACAACAGACACAGACACCGACATTTATCAGACACCGACCTTTTTTTATATAAATAAAATTTTAAAGCAAGTGAAGAGGTTAGGTAACATTTCACAGGCGGTTGAGACTTTGCAAAATTTTCGTGAAGCATTTTTTGATTTTTCCCGGCACAAGAAGTCCCGTCTCTCAGTTCAAGCGTTTGAGGCAGAGTTTGAGGCAAATCTTCAAGCCCTGCTAAATGCATATGTTCATCAGACATGGCATACATCAGACTATGAGGCCAAGCCAGTTGAAAAACCCAAGCATCGCATAGTCAATAAGTTGCCTGTTGGCGATCATGTCATTCAGCATGCAGCCATGCACACCAGTGAAGATAAGTTGAGAGCCAAGATTCCTTTCAACAGTCCGGCTGGTACCAAGGGGCGAGGCACGCATTTCTTCTACAAGATTATCAAGAAGGACATCTTTACCTCGCCACAGCAAGACACATTCTATTGCTTGCCCATGGATATACACCATTATTTCCAGAATGTTGAGCACAATCTGCTCAAGAGAGAGTACAGGCTGTATATCAAGGACCGCAAGCTGCTTGCTTTCATCGACGAGGTCGTTGACAGCTATGCCAATGGCATTGTGCTGGGCGTCAAGCTAACACAACTTTTGGGGCAACTGTTTCTGGCGAGGTTTGACTATCTCGCCATGCGGTGTTTCGACATACTCCAAGACCCCGAGAAACACGGCTACTGGCAGGCTCGGTACGTCACAGACATGCTCCTCACATGCCGCTCGGAGCAGCAAGCTATCGTTTTAAATGTGGGGGGGTAAAATCCCTCAATGAGCGCTTCGACCGTTTTTGCCGCGAAGGGCTCAAACATTATTATAGATTCATGGACAATATCTTCATCATGCATGAAGATAAGGTCTTCTTACGCCTCATGGCGGAGCTTGCAGTCATGCACTTGGCTAGAGACTGGAAGCTGAGCATCAATAAAAGTTGGAATATTCATCGTACATGTGACGGCATAGACTTCTGTGGACAGAAGATCTTTGCCGACCATGCCCTTTTGCGCAAGCGCACCAAGCAGGCACTCTGTGCCCAGGTGGCAAGATTGCGCAAACGTGGACTTAGCGATGAACAGATCCGGCGCAAGGCAGCATCCAGGCTTGGCCTAGCCAAACACGCAGATACAAAAAACTTATTAAATAAAATCGGTATGAAAAAGTATGGTCAGATTGTGAAGGCTCGCAAGGGAGAGGTTCCCTTCGAGGGCATGAGCATGGCACAGAAGAAGCATCCAGGCGATATCCTGTGCCACAACATTGAGGACTATGACAAGTTCCTCATCCTCATAGAGGATTACAAGATAGATAAGTCGAGAGTCGACTTCAAGATGGAGCAGGTTGAAGAAGTTGACGACCAGGGCGTCAAGCACATAGTCACCAAGAAGGTGCCTAAGGACCGCCTAGCCATCCGCTTCCGTTTCATCGATCACGTCCGGAAGACAGGACAACTCGATGAACATGGCGATGAGATTGAGGAGCCGGTGTGGCAACCAGAGTCGTGGTGGCTCTTTACTGGCTCAGATATCTTGGTAGATCAGGCACGCAAGGAGTGGGAACTGCTGGACAAGGGCTTCTACACCGTTGCCGCCGAACTCACCAATAAATTTGGCAAGAAATTCTATAAGTTTATCTAGATGCATAAGAAATTTTATCTTTGCCGCATGTCATACTTGAGATATGACAGCAAGCATTTTCTCCTGTTCCTGAGCGAGCAGAGAGTTGAAAACTATCACCCAGACGCCAACATGTCGGAGTCTGATGATGATAGTAAGACAGTGACAGCCTACAGCTATGAGGGGACAGAGATTGACGGCTCAACCAAGATTGAGGCGGAGTCGGCAAGCTATCGCGAGTTCGTGAATGGTCTGGTTCGTACTAAGTACAGCCAGAGCGATGTCGAAGCTATCCTGTGCAACCATGGTGATGGCAACAAGGAGCACGAGACAGAGTACCAAGTATTCCAGGAGTGGCGAGAGCAGGCTAAGCAGATGGCCAGAGAGTTACTCGACCGGGATATCTCATAGTTATCAGATACGGCAGGAGGGTGACAGTCCTTTCTGCCGTATTTTTATATTCCTTATATTATATGTACCTTTGTGCCAGTTTTAAAAAAGGTACAGATATGCAGAGAAATACCAAGGATTGGATACACTACAGCTCTGCCAGTATAGTTCTGCTTGCCGGCATCGTGCTCGTGTTCATTAGTTTTTTTATGTCCCACGACGTAACTTCCAACGTCTTGTGGTTCTTTGGGCAGACTCTAGTTTATGCGGCAACCGTCTTTGGTTTCACACTGAATTTTGACACCCGAGTTAAAGACATTATTCAAAAATATACAAACAATAAAAATGGCACGCAAGATTAAGAAAATTTTCGTACATTGTACAGCAAGCCGACAGTCATGGTCTGTCGATGCCTTGCTCAAGGAGTTTAGAAACAAAGGCTGGCATTATCCAGGCTACCACTGGGTCGTAACCGCTGATGGCAAGTACACGCAGCTCATGACAGAAGACCTGCCGTCCAACGGAGTTAAAGGTCACAATTACGATTCCGTCAACGTGGCATACATGGGTGGAATATCCCGCACTGGCAAGGCTATCGACAACCGCACGGAGGCACAGAAACAAGGTTTGCGTGAGTTGCTCAAGGAATTGAGAAACCGCTACCCTGAAGCCAAGATCATGGGACATCGTGACATCTCGCCTGACAAGAACCACAATGGAGTGGTCGATCCATGGGAGCGCATCAAGGAGTGTCCTTGCTTCGACGCAATTCCGGAATATGCCGACATTTAACATCAAGGATTATGCAGAAACATCTCAAGTCAATCATCATGGCCATATCGGTGATATTGGTCATCATCGCCTGTTTCTGGGTTTTTGACCATCGACAGCAGCGAGCGGAGCTGGAACTTAGAGAACAGCTCAATGGGCTGAAACTTCAGTATGCTCCAGCCGAGCGAGACACCATCCGAGACTCGCTCACGGTCATCACGCAGCAGGTGCTGCAGATGCCGGCTGAGGAGTACAAAATTCAGGCCTACGACCGCCAACTGCTCCATGACCTGGACATTCGTCTTGGCCAGGTCTTGGCAGACCAGCGCACGAGTCTGAGTACTGCTGATACGGTCAAGACTGACCGCAGCGACTCAGTCTATACCTACAGCGACCGATGGCTCAGTTTCCGTCTAAATACGGCTGACTCTATCTTGACATACAAGGCGAGAGACAGCCTCCAGACTATCGTCTACAGGCAGTATAAGCACAGATTCCTCTGGTGGCGCTGGGGCACCAAAGGCTATGACGTCAAGGTCATCAACTTTAATCCCCATTCCAACATATTATATAACAGCTATATACAAGTCAACCGATAATGGCAAGACAAGAGGTATATACAACAGTCATCAAGCTCAACTCAGAGGAGGCGAAGAACCGACTCAAAGAGTTAGAGGACAGAGTCGCTCGTCTGAAGAAGGCTAAACAGGAAGCCTTCTCGGCGGGCGATTCCCGTTTAGGCGCATCCCTCGCCAAGGATCTGAAGGCCGCAGAGCGAGAGATGAAGCAATTCAAAAACTCGACCATGAGCGTCAAGGAGACACTCGACAACCTGTCTAGTGCAAGCCTCGGACAGCTGGAGAAGGCTGCAAGACATCTGAAGGGGCAGATGAAGGCAGCATCTGACCCTTCAGACTTTGCAAAATTGGACGCTCAACTCTCCAAGGTTAAGGAGCAGATGCTTGCCCTGAAGGGCGCGACACGCAAGGCTGATGAGGAAGCGAGACGCATGACCGCAACCGTGTCAAATCTGAAACATGCATCTCTCAACGATCTCAACTTTACTGCAGGCAGACTTCGCTCGCAGATGGCCGATTTCGACCCGAGCACAACCATGTACGCCTCTCGAGCTTCGCAGCTGAAGCTGGTCGAGGCAGAGCTGGAACGCATCCGACAGAGCGAGCAGAAGGTGGTCACCCTCATGCAGCAATATGACAAGGAGATAGACAGCACCAATATGGATATCAAGGAGACCAGGAGGCGGATGCAGCTCGTCAACAACACCTTGGCCACTCTCAAGACCTCATCCATCCGTGACCTCGAATACTCCATGAAGGCAATCAATCGGCAGATGAGGGGCATGCAGCGTGGTACCGAGCAGTTCAAGCAGATGGAGCTGAAGGCGAAGCAGCTGAAGACAGCACTGCAGGCAGTCAGAGCCGAGGGAGTTGCTCAGGAGTCCTGGATCAAGCGCTGTGCGGACTGGTCCAACCGCATGCAGGGCATCGCCCTGGGAGCCGTCACTGCCATCTCCGGCATCACCTTCACCGTCAAGAAGTGCGTGGAGGTGTATGCAACGATGGACGATGAGATGACCAACGTCCGCAAGTACACTGGGCAGGCAGCCGAGGAGGTTGAGCGCATGAACGAGGACTTCAAAAAGATGGACACCCGAACTCCTCGAAAGAAGCTCAACCAACTGGCAGAAGATGCCGGCAGACTAGGCATCACATCGACTGCTGCAGTTGAGGAGTTCGTCGATGGAGCCGATAAAATCAATGTCGCCCTCGCTGATGACCTCGGCGATAAAGCAGTCGCAGAAATCGGAAAACTCGCCCAGATGTTCGGCGAAGACAAAACCAAGGGTCTGCGAGGCGCCATGTTGGCAACAGGTTCTGCTGTCAATGAGTTGGCGCAGAATTCTTCTGCCTCTGCCGGTTATCTCGTTGACTTCACCGCCCGTGTGGCAGGTGTCGGCAAGCAGGCAGGCTTTACACAGGCTCAGATCATGGGTCTCGCTTCTGTCCTTGACCAGAACATGCAGGAAGATGAAACGGCAGCAACAGCTGTGCAGAACCTCCTGGCAAAAATGTTCCAGGACTCAGCCAAGTTCGCTCAGATTGCAGGTCTAAATGTCAAGGAATTCGCAAAGACGTTAAAGGAGGACGCCAATGGCGCACTTCTCCAGTTTTTGGCAGCCATGCGAGCCAAGGGTGGATTCGCAGACCTCGCACCGATGTTTGAGGAGATGAAGATGGATGGTTCCAGAGCGACAGGTGTCCTCACCGTCCTCGCAGACAAGCTCGATGACATCAAGACTGCCCAGAACCTAGCAAGCGAAGCATATTCCGAAGGCACATCCGTCCTCAATGAGTTCGAGACACAGAACGAGAGTGTACAGGCTCAACTTGACAAGGCGAGCAAGAAGTTCCTGGATCTCTCCATCGAGCTGGGCCAGAAACTCTATCCTGCAGCACGATATTGCATATCTGCAGCCAGTCTCGGAGTTCGAGCACTCTCCACACTCGTTGATTTCGTCAAAGATTATTGGCGCATATTAATTGTACTGACTGCCGCCATCGTTACCTATACTGCAGTATCTAAGGCCAAGTTGATCGCAGAGAAGGCGCAAATGGCATGGCTCAACATCATGATTCTGCGCGAAAAGGCGCATCTCGTCCTTGTGGGTCTTAAGACATCTGCTCTCAAGACCATGGCAATCGTTCAGATGGCACTGACACGTGAGATAAAACTGACCACTGCAGCGCAGATGCTATGGAATAAGGTGTTGTTGGCCAACCCGATCACTGCCGTGATTGCTGTTGTCGTAGGTCTCACAGCAGCAATCGTTACCTTATCCAAGGAGACGAGCACCGCTGAGCAGGCTCAGCGAGACTACAATGATGCCGTGACTGAAGCCAACAAGCAGGCTGCAGACGAGGAGGCAGCCATCATGCGCCTCGTCTCTACTATCCAGTCCAACACCAGTGCAGAGGTAGACCGCAAGGCAGCCCTGGAGGAACTCAACGGCAAGCTGATGCGTGAACACCTCGGCAACATCACCGAGGAAGCAGTGCGCACAGGTCAGGCAACAAGGCAGATCCAGTCCTACATCGACATGATGAAAAAGAAGATCGTCATCGATGGCTTGCAGAAGAAACTGGCTGAGTCAATAGCTAAGCAGGCTGAAAATGAAGACTTGCTTAGCGAAGCAGACAACGACAAGCGTGGTTTTTGGGCAAAAGTTTGGGGACGTATTAATCCATTTGCAGGTAGAAAAACAAAGATGCTAAACTTAGCATCTGATAACAGAGAAGCGTTCAGGGAGACTGTAAACCATGAAATTGAGAGAGAGAGGCAATACCAGCAGAAGCTCATCGATAAGATTAAACAGCTGGAGTCCCAGCACTTCGAAATCAATGATCCGGAGCCTTGGAGAAACAATGGCTACAATGGCAAGGGCAATGATGGTACCATCATTAAGCAGCAGAGAACAACCGGTACTCATCAAGCTCCAGATAAGGAGCGCAAGGCTAGGGTCAAGGCTGAGAAGACTGCGGCTGCAGAAGCTCGCAAGCGTGAGGCAGAAGCCAAGCGCAAGCAGAAGCAGGCTGCCGATAGCATCAAGGCTGAGACCAACGAGTTGATGGCTAACAACGCCAAAGCCTATGCAGAAGGCAAGAAAACCTATCAGCAGTTCCTCGATGACCGACAGAACATCCAGATTAAGGGCTTTGCTAAGCTGAAGCAACTCTATGGAGCAGAGAGCAATGAGTATAAGCAGTTACTTGACAACCAGGTCACTGTCGTCAAGCAGCATGATGCTGCCATACTGAAGATGAATGAGCAGAGCATTGAGCGTGAGCGCCTACAGAAGGAGGCTAGCATCAAGGCTCAATACAATGATGCCAACTCAGCTATCTATCAGAATGACATAGCTCTCGATGAAGCCATCTATCAGAATGATGCAGATGCCATGCAAAAGCGCCTGGCACTCTACAATGAGGGCAGCGAGGAATGGCTGGATCTGAAGGCTGAGATGGAGCAGGCATCACTTGACCACCAGCTGCAGATGCAGGAGGCATACCAGAACCAACTGAAGGAATTGCGTCAGCAGTTCGGTAAGCAAGACTTGCAAGCACAGGAGACCATGTACCTCAATGGCCTTGACAATCTCTACAAGCAGGGATTGATCAAGGAGGAGGAATATCAGCAGATGAAGTTGGAGATAACCAAGCAGTTTGCTGCACAGAGAGCGCAGATTGATGCTGATGATCATGGTGCTGGTAGCGCTCAGCTGAAGATTAATGATAAGTCATCAGAGATGGTCAACAGCGCCAGGGCTGCAGCAGGGGAGTCCCAGTCGACCGGCAATGCAACTCTGGGTGGATACTTCTCCTCACAAGTTGAGAACTATCAGAACACCATGGAGAAGTTGAAGGAGTTGTATGGCAACGACAAGCAGAACCATGCTGCATACATGCAGGCAAAGGCGCAAGTCACCTCAGATTACCTCAATGACCTGGTTGAAAAGACAGCTGTTGTTTATAATGGTATCAACGGTATTCTATCTGCGTCATCGTCATATGCTCAGGCATGCTCTGACCTTGAGCAGGCGAAAATCTCCAAGAACTACGAGAAGCAGATTGCTGCAGCTGGCAACAATTCGAAGAAAAAGAAAAAGTTGGAGGAGAAGAGAGACAAAGAACTGGCTGCAGCGAAGTCAAAGGCTAACAAAAAAGCCATGAAGATAGAAATTGCGCAGGCGATAGCATCTACAGCAATGTCTGCTATCAATGCCTATGCATCTGCTGCAGCTATACCAACAATAGGTTGGACATTAGCTCCTATAGCAGCAGGTATGGCCACAGCTGCAGGTATGATACAGCTTGCGGCTATCAAGAAGCAGCACCAGGCAGAGGCTGCAGGTTACTACGAGGGTGGTTACACCGGTGGCAACCGCTACAGAAAGGAAGCAGGTGTCGTACATGAAGGCGAGTTCGTGGCTAATCACAATGCCGTCAACAACTCATCCATCCGTCCAGCTCTTGATCTCATCGATAGGGCACAGCGCTCCAATACTGTCGGCTCGCTGACCGCTGATGATATCACACGTTCTCTGGGACAGAGTAGCAGTACCGTGGTGGCTCCTGTTGTCAATGTTAACAATGACAACACCGAGGTACGCCAGTCCCTCGATGGTGTCAATGCAGCCGTCAGCCGTCTGACACAGACGCTTGACGATGGCATTGAGGTCGAGGTTCCGATATCTGGCCGTAGAGGTCTGCACCGCAGACTGCAGGATTATCAGCGCATTTTAAACAATAAGTAGTGGAATATGATAACATGCATCATCAATGGCCATAAGGCCTATCCCATTTCTACATCATCCATCAAGGTGACATACGCAAACCAGTATGTCACCGATGATGGTGAGTACACCTATGACATCACCTTCCCCATGAATATCCTGGAGAACCGTGTCATATTTAAGAATGTCTCGCGACTGGAGGTCAAGAAGAACATCGCCAAATACGATGACTGCAAACTGTTCTGTAACAGCCAGCTCATCATGAGTGGTGTCGGTACCATACTCTCCGTGAATGAGAGAGAAATCAAACTGCAGATAGTCGGAGGCAAGTCCCGCATCAAGTTCAACGACCGCATGACCAAGCACTACATCGATGAGATTCCGTTTGGCACAGCTGACAAGCCCGGTTATACAGTTGATAAGGGCTATTCTCAAGGATGGAAAGTTTTTCCGAAGATTAATGACATCTATAGATTGGATGATGATAAATCGAAGTTCCTGGGAGTAGAGGGTAAATGGTGTTTTGTTCCTGTACGGGACGAAACAAATGATATGATTGCCAATTTTGTCGGAGTAGCTAAAACGAAAGCATTTATTGGCTACAATGCACCATTTATCATGAACCTGGCTGTTCAGCCAAACTTAATGTATATCTTCCGTAAAGTGGTAGAATATGAGGGATATACGCTCAAGCGCAACGACTTCGACTGCAAGCCGTGGAACCTCCTGTATATCGCATCGGCCTACAAGACTCGTGAGCTGCGAAGGGCACTTCCTCATTGGTCGAGCTATACTTTTATAGAGGAATTTCGAAAGCTTTTCAATGCCACAATTGTTTTTGATGATATTCAAAAAACTTGTTCTGTTATCAAAAAATCAGAGCTGACAACCGCAGATTCCGTAGCGATTGAGCCTCTGGCCGAATACACAACGGACTACGACGAAGACGGATCCTTCTCCACGTCATCTACAGCAAATTTGGAGTATAATCTGGGTGATTCTGCAAACAGAGATAACTATGAAGTTATTTCCAAAAAAGTCTTCGAGAATTTTGAAATAGTCCATAGTACAGCTACCTTGGACCCGCAAAATCAGTTCCAAGGGACAACACAGTCATGGTCTGAAAAACAAAAAAGACAGACCATCATTGAGTGTAATGGTAGTTACTACATATATGTAGAGAATGAGGGCGGTTCGAAAACATGGCAGCTGGCAGGCGTTTGGTCACCATTAATCAGGGACAGTTCTTCTGATGACTATGTTGAACTTAACATATCTCCTGCAGCACAAGTTGTAGAAGATATCAATTTCAAAACAGCATTCCTGGAAGATAATTACTACGAGAAGCGATGCCTTCTTTCAATACCTAATGTTAAGGAGCCGGATTCAAAGGAGTGCGATGTTGATGATGACGGATTCAGCTACACATCCGTGCAGGATGCGATAGATGATGAGTCAACACTCGACAAATCCGAAGATGATCAGGAATGCATGAATATATTCTTCATTATTCCAGGAGAAGTACAGGATGACAACAAATTTAGTTGGGTTAGAGCGAAGTCTAGGTGGCCAAAATTCAAAACCGACTACCGAATAAATAAAGAATATTGTGGTAGTACCGAAGGAGGATTTGGTGGGAACGGAGGAGGAACATTTAAAGACAAGTATCCTTACTCTCTGTCGATTTGTACGAAATCTACTAATGATGTTGTTACTCTGGGCTGCTTACATGATAATGGTCTAAGATTAGACAATAAAAACTGCATGGAGGCCAAGTTTAAGTCAGATGACATACCGGATCCATCCAAGATATACATCATACGCAACAAGAAATATGTGTGCGAGAAGATAGAGATGGAAGTCAAGGACGATGCCATCGAGCCAGTTTACACGGGATATTTTTATATGCTATCATAATATATATAATAAGGTGGGGAGCAGTTAGCTCTCCACCTTATTATATTATAGGATACCCTGATAGTTCTTGATATACTCATTCGCCTTCTGTATATCCTTAGGCGTATAGATGTCTGTGATGAGTATAGATGAGTGTCTCGCCTGGTCTCTGACCGACAAGACATCGGCATTGGCCCGCAGCATATTGGTGATGCCTGTGTCCTTCAAGCTATAAAATTTGAAGCGAGGTGAGAGTTTCAGTTCCTTTCTCAAGACACGAGTCCAGTAGTCTCTGAACATTTTCTCATTCTTTCTTTCAGATCCAGGCATGAACCCGTCAGAAAAGAGGTAGTCCTGCCCTGGGTGTGAGAAGATGTTGAGTTCCAGCATCAGCTTGATGACATGAGTCGGCAAGGTAATCACAGCGTCATTGCCATTTTTAGTGTTCTCACCATGCAGAGTTAGTGTCTGAGTCTTCACATGAATATCACAGATTCTGAGATAGGACATCTCTCGAGGGCGGATGAAGAGGTAGTGGATGATCTCACATGCCAGCAGATAGTGCCTGTTATGCTCCATCAGATAATCTCTGATGAGCTGCATAGTGCAGTCAGGTATGACATCTCTGCTTTTCTTCTGCCTGTTCTTGATACGTTCCAGACCTTCTGTTGGGTTCTTGGGTATATAGCCTCGAGCCAACAGATAAGCTGAGAAGCTCTTAGTCCAGGCAAGATAGTTGTTGCGTGTCAGGACTGTATTATTGCGGTCGATGAAAATGTAGTCCAGGAACTTGCTAACATTACCTCTGTCCCATTGGTAGGAGTAGTTGAGAGTTATTCTTTTCTCTTGCTTCCATTTTTCCAGGATTCTGAGACGACTGCTATAGTCGACATAAGTCTCCTCACGCATACTACCCTCGTTGCACATTTTGGCCAGATAAGACTTATACCTGTCGAGCACGTCGTCCCATTTAGTATATTCCAGGGGCTGCAGCTCCTCAATCCAAGGATTCCATCCTGCCATAAGTTTCTCGGTGAGTTTTTTTATAACCTGATCGGCATAGACACGTTGGTTCCGCTTGCCCTTGATATGGTCAAGCATAATTTTTTTCTTTCTCATGCGGTTGACTCCTGGATCAAACGCTAAGAAGGAGATATAACATTCTGATTTCTGATGCAAAACTGGAGGTTTCCAGCCAATGACACTGCTAAGAATTGTGTCATTCGAATTTGGAGCATAATTTTTTTTAGCCATATCTTAATTTTTTTTTCAGATACAGCCTATTATTTATAATTTGTATAGGAATGATACCGAAATTGTACCGACCATTTTGACCACGACCAAGGCAAATCCTCAGTGTTTACGGCACATCTGACGGCTTTTGGTCGGGATTACTGGACTCGAACCAGCGACCTCATCGTCCCGAACGACGTGCGCTACCAACTGCGCTAAATCCCGATTTCTGCTGCAAAGGTACATTAAATAATGGATAATACCAACAAAAATAGACTTTTTTATCTTTTTTTGAAAGAAATTTCCCGAAAAATTTGCAGGAACCAGAAAAAAGTATTACCTTTGCACCCGCAAATGATAAATCGCGATTTGTGAAAGTTGGTGCCATAGCTCAGTTGGTAGAGCAAAGGACTGAAAATCCTTGTGTCCCCGGTTCGATTCCTGGTGGTACCACTTCTTTATGAGACTGAATCTTCGTAACAGGATTCAGTCTTTTTTTATGCCCTTTTTTATAATACTCCATTTTACACTTATGAAAACGTTTGCGTATGAAAAATGCGCCAGGATGTTTTATAATAGCTATTTTTTCACTACTTTTGCATTGTAAAATTCAAAAACAAACCAAAAAATAAATCTAACAAACATTCATTAAAATGAAAAAAGCTTATTTGTTATTCTTGGCTGGAATGTTGTCTACGGCAGTATTTGCCGGCAGCAAACAGACGGTTAAGATTGATGGTCAAGTCATAGACAAGACTGTCACAGAGATTACCTTCGATGGCGACAATGTCGTTCTTCAGTATTCAGATAATACATCTGATCAGGCAGATATGTCGCTCGTAACCCTTTCTTTCACTTATCAAACTACCGGCATCAGTCAGGTAGAAGGAATTAAGCAGGCATTGCAAGGTAAGGTTTATAACCTTCAGGGCCAGTGTGTAGGTAAATCCCCTAAGGGTTTATCTAAGGGTGTTTATATTATTAATGGTAAGAAAGTAATCATCAAATAAAATAAGGAGGATTGAACAATGAAGAAAATGGTATTTACTTTGGCACTCCTCCTGATGAGCTTGAGTGCAGCTGTGGCTCAGACAGGGACATTTAAGATTACCCATGCCGTGGCTCGTAACAGCAAGGTGAACCAGATGTATGTTACCACCAAGTCGGGTGATGTGA